ATGATTTTTTGAGAGGTCCTATGGTTGATAAATTTGTACAGACATGCACTAACTTTTGGTTGGAACGCGAGGACAGAATTTGGAAAGAAACAGTTCCAGAACCATACAGACAGATTGTGTACGATATTGAGGCAGAAATGAATGTAGAGGAACTTAAACAGAAGAATCTTTTTGGGGGATAAAATGGAAACAAATTTAGTTGCTATACAAATAGAACTTACGAATGCATGTCAACTTGATTGTGCAGAATGCCCGCACAGAATTATGTCAAGAAAAACAGGCATGATGAACATTGATACCGCTAAACTATTAGTTGAAGAAGGTTTAGCTTATAAAAGAGATATAGGATTTAATTTGAATGGTTTAGGGGAACCCCTACTTTATCCCCATCTTGCAGAATTAATCTACTTTATGCAGGAAAAAGGGGTTGTTCATTTTGACCTGTTTACCAGTTTAAGTGCCCCGACTAAAAATGTAGAAAAAGTATTTAAAGCAATTGCTGAAACAAAAATGGACATTACTTTGGCTATTACCAAACATCAATATGACCTTCACGGAGATTGCCAGGTAAACGAGGAACAGTTCCAGAAACATTTCGAGATTGCTTTAAATACTCCTGGTAAGATTGCCAAACACATTCACATGAACGCTACTAAATTTCACACCAGTGAATTTTTAGACTCTTTTTTAGCACATTATCGAAAATTTCTTCCTAATGATAATGTCCACTTCACCAAACAGATTAATCCTTGGTTTAATTTAGTTAAAGACATGGGATCTGCTGAATGGGGCTCCGAAGCCCCAAATATGAACAGAAACATTTGTGATTATCCATTCATACTTTTTCATGTGGGTTGGGATGGTAAAGTTATTATTTGTTGCACAGACGATGTTGACGAGGAATTAGTTTTAGGAGAAGTTAAAGAAAAAGGTGATTTAAGGAAAATCTGGGAAGGACCAAAATTACAGGAAATAAGGGATAAATTTAATAATTATGTAATTGACACAGCCCCCTGTACAAAATGTGAGCGTACGGCTTGGTCAAGACCAAACCCTGAATTAATACAAATAGGGTAATACATGGATAATAAATTTTATGACGCCGATTATTACGATCGTGGTATAGAAACAGGAAAATCGCTTTATACCAATTTTAGATGGATGCCAGAGTTTACTCTTCCCTTAGCTATGTCTTATATAGACTATCTGGGAATTACCAGAGAACATAAAGTCTTGGATTACGGCTGCGGTAAAGGCGGATTTGTAGTAAAAGCTCTACGACTATTATATCGCAAAGCTTATGGGTGCGATGTGAGCGAATATGCCGTCAATTCCTCCGATAATGAAACTAGACAGTACTTAAGAGTTGCAGATGATGGCAACATCATACCTTTTGACTTATCGTTCGATTTCATCATATCTAAGGATGTTTTTGAGCACTTAGATGAAGAAACACTGGTAAAAACCTTAGCGGCTATGTCAGCAAAGAGTAAAACTCTATTCGCCATTGTTCCATTAGGTAAGGGTGAAAAATACGTGATTCCGTCGTATGAATGTGATGTTACCCACGTGCTTAGAAAAGATAAAGATTGGTGGATTTCTATTTTTGAAAATAACGGATGGAAATTAAAGGAATTTTCTTACTATATCCCCGGCATAAAGGAATCGTGGTCCAATTTCCCCGAAGGCAACGGTTTCTTCCTCTTACAAAACACATCTAAATAACCTTCCAAATCTATAGCTTTTTAAATCAATTTTAGATTATAATAGATTAGAATAGGTTCGTTTTATCTATATTAATCAAGGTCTAATATGCCAACAGTTAATATTTCTGGATTTCAAGCGCAATTTATGGTTGATACTTCAGCTATTATTAATGTCCCAATGCTGGACACTTATAATAATCCTGTTACTGGTAGAACTTATCCAGGAAGCTTGAATATTCAATTGTGGAAAGGCGGGTATGATTCATCCGCACAGTTGTATAATGTAACTTCTGTGGAGACAGCCTCTGGGGTTTATCGAACTACTCTTCCAGGAATACTAATTAATGTACCATTAGTAGACTATTTATTGATTATGTCTGATTCAAGCAATGCCGCTTTAACTCAAAGAGTACCATTTTCCGCATTTCAAGTTTCTGGATTTCAAGCACAGTTTGTGGTTGGTAGGACAGTCACGATCAATGTTCCGATGTTAGATTCTTCCAACGCCTCAGTTACAGGCAGAACTTACCCAGGTAATTTAGCTATACAATTGTGGAAAGGCGGTGTTTTAGACTCTTCTTCCCAAATTACAGCTGTGGAGACAGCCTCTGGGGTTTATCGAACTACTATACCAGCAGCGTTAGTTGACTCTTCCGCGATTGATTATGAATTGATAATGTCTGATAATAGTAATGTGGCATTAACTCAACACATACAGTTTTCCGCAACATCACCCGGGCCAAGAACGGTTACTATTGTAGTTACAGATTCTTTTACGACAAGCCCCATAGCCGATACACAAGTGTATATTAAAGATTCCTCGAATACATTTATTTTGTATAATGGTAACACGGATAGTTTTGGAAAATACACAGTCGGATTGCCTGATGGGTCCTATAGTGTTATTTTGAAAAAAAGTTTTATCGTTTTTTCCACCCCAATTTCTCTAATAGTTTCTGCTGATACCACAGTGCCTTATTTGGGGGCTTCATTTAGTCCGGCGAGTCCGTCACCGCCAAGCACTTGCATACTATACGGATGGATTTCAGGGGTGGACGGTCGTCCAATTCGCAATGCGTCTATTGCAGCGACTGATCCAATTAATGCCACGTACAGCGGGTCTTTTAAGGTTGGGAAAACTACTAAATCTACTGTCACAAACAATGATGGGTATTGGTCGATTGAACTAATAAAAAATAGTAATTTAGTTCCTCAAGGGGTGCCTTATACAATAACACAAACATACCCAGGCTATAGTTATTCTAAAAACGTGATTATTCCAGACACCAGCTCAGTAGAATTTTCTACTCTCTAAGAAAGGGATTCTAAAATGCACGATGATCAAAAAAGTAATTGCGGCGACGACATTTATGAGAGGCTCACCAAGGTGGAGGTAACAACTGGTTCTATTTATCAAGACATGTCTGAGGTAAAAGAGTCCTTAAAAGAAATCGCTAAATCATTAAACATATTAGCCGTATTGGAAGAAAAACATACTAATACCGCCAAATCTTTAGATCGTGCGTTTACCGAAATAGGCGAGATACAAAAGAGATGCGAAGAGATGGAGAAAAAATTACCTAATTTAGTTCTTGCCTCCGGCTGGGTTTTTAAAGCCATACTGGGGATTTTAGGATTGCTTGGCGTTGCATCACTAGCACACATGATACCGATTCTGTTTAAATAAATCTATAAAGGAGAATAAATCCGTGAGCGGCACTTTCCTACAACAAAGTATACCAAATCCCAGTAATACACACCTAGTCATTGTGGGCCAAACTAAAAGAATGAAAGTTAATTTTCAGAATATTAATAATGTTGACTACGATCCCAACACAATTTCATTGACGGTGTACAAGCCTAATAACGACGTGTTCTTCACAGAGACATATTCCGGGGCTGGGCCCAATATAATTAAAGCTTCCACAGGAAACTACTATGTAGATTTTGTCGGGGATACAAATAATACAGGAGATTTTCAATTTATTTGGTCATGGAAAGATACAGTCGGGGGAGAGCAGTATACAGGTGTTCAGTCTATTACCACATTACCAATACAAGTTTTGACAATTGTGCCTAATTTACGAAACCAATTGGATAAGGCATCATTGGCAATTAATACTATCTTCGGGTATGGGGAAGAAAATTTATATTTCTACATTCGTGGAGCGATTAGCAGAATTAATATTGCACCGCCTAATACATCATTCACGTTGCAAAATTTTCCATACGATGTAAATAGGCAGATGGTGGTGGATATTGCCACTTTTGTGGCGCTGGAAAGTCAAGGACTTTGTGCAATAAATTCGGACGCAAATTATTCATTGAATGGCAATAGTATGAATGTTGATCACTGGTCGAAAATTTCCGCATATTTATCTATGCTAGAAAAACGAGCAGATACGGAATTAGGTAATTTCAAGCTAGATTATCTCACCAGAATTGGTGGAGTTAAGAGCGAAATAGGCGTTGGCGCACGTCAAAGTTCTATTTTTAGTGCCTCTCCATCTGGGACGAGTTTTGGAAATTTCATGGGCGTTCGTTAATTAAATCAATAGGTTACAAGATTACTATTGTAATTTAATAATATTTGTGATAGAATTAGGTTATTAGTAATCGGGATAAATCGGAATGGATTATTTAAAGGAAGGGCTGTCGAGACTGTTTGACAAATACGGGAATGTAACAGCTGTTATCATGGCCATTAGAAACAATCTACAACTAATGGATTCGTTAAAAGAGATAACGTCGTTTTTACCCAGCGAGATAAAAATATCACAAAGATTATACCACGTCCTAAATAATATTCACGATATAAATAAATGTAAGCGGTGTAATAAAGAAACCACCTTCAGAAGTTTTAACCAAGGATACAGCGATTATTGTGGATCTAAATGCGCAGGAATTGTAAACTCTGCGATGATTAAACAGAACCGTTTGGAAGATTATAAACTTACTTTGGGTAAAGTGAATTTAGTCGCTTACGATGAATTAGTAAAATTGTTTGCAAAATTTGGCAACATTAACTCAGTTCTGGGGTCAGTTAAAGGAAACTTACACTTAATTGATTCATTAAAAGAGTCTACGCCATTTTTATCTCCGGACGTGAATGTCTCACAAAGAATTTGGCATATAATGAATAACGTCTCTTCTATTAGCGAATGCAAATTCTGCGGCAACGAAACCAATTTTAGAAATTATAATAAAGGGTATCTTGAATTCTGTAGCCCGAAATGCGCGAGTTTGGGAACCAGAGATAAATCCAAAGAAACTTGCCTCAAAAATTATGGAGTTGAGAACCCATCTCAATCTAAAGAAGTGCAAGAAACATATAAACAGACGTGTTTAGAAAGATACGGTGTAGAGAACCCTAGACAATTGCCGGAAGTTATTGCTAAATCTAAAGAAACAATGCTTGAAAGATACGGGGTTGAATCTTACTCACAAACCGATGAATATAAAGAACAGATTAAACAAACCTCGCTAGAAAGATATGGTACAGAAAATCCTAATCAATCTCCCATAGTTAGAGAGAAATATGTTCATACGTGTGAAGAAAGATATGGTGTCACAAATACGTTTCAATTGACTAAACAAGAAGATCGCGATCAGGCGTTCATGGATAAATACGGAGTGAAAAATCCATTTCAAATCCCAGAAGTTAGAGAACAAGCGAAACATACTAATTTAGAAAGATATGGGTTTGAGAATGCCGCAAAATCCCCGGATGTGCAAGAAAAGATATCCAAATCTGTTATAGAATACTATCAAGATCATGATAACCCCTTTCTTGGAAAACACCATACGGAAGAAACAAAACATCAAATGTCTGCCTCCGCCATCGTTAGGCTTATGCGGGACGGCGTTAATAATATGTATTATGGAAAACATCTTAACCAAGGGTATTTTTATTCCGCTAAGAGCGACGAAGAGATTTATCATAATTCTTCCTATGAATTAAGAGCTTATCAACTATTAGAAGTGGATGAAAAAGTTAAATTTTATGATAGATGCAAGTTTTGTATAAAATATTTTAACCCACGAGTTAATGGTATTAGAAGATATCTACCAGATATTCACATAATTTACGCAAATGACGGATCTCAAGAAATTATAGAAGTTAAACCAGATTATCTAGTTAACGACCCCATTAACCAAGCAAAATTTAAATCAGCCATACCTTACTGCAACGAACGTGGCTGGAAATTCTCCATCTGGACCGAGAAAGAATTAAAAATCGGTAAATTTAAAAATTCTTAATCTTCTTCGTAAGAATAATGGCACAATTCTAATTCTCTATAATCGGGCATAAATAGGCCGTTATAATACGCTGTGAATAAAAGGTCAGTTACGTTTTGGTAATCCACTTTATGTTTCTCAGCCCACTTTTTACATTTTTCAATTTCCTCAAAAGGAACTGATAGTGAAAGATTAATATGTACTTGGGTCGGTGTTTTGGTTTCATCTAATACTTCTTCGTCGTACCCCATTTTATTCTCCTAATCTAAAGGTTTATGATGCTACTATATCATTATAGAAAACAAATTTCAAGTAATTTCGGAGTTATTTAAAATGTCACCAGTATGGAAAAGCGCCTATTTAGGCATGGAACAGTGGACAACTTGGGACCACGCTCTTCAGCAAACACACAGCTTGTTGGAAGTTGGCGGCCTCCTCTGCAAAGTTCTCTTTCGGAACATCACAGGTCAACCAGTTGGCGACGCAGAAAGCCCCCTTATTATTTCCACTTGGGAATCTGATTCCACCAGTACTTCCGCAAGAAAGCGTATTTGGAAATCCGGCGATTTAATGACTGACTACCCCAACCCTGACTCGGTACGAGTCTTTGTGGATAATGTAGAATTGAAGAAAACTTATAATACGAAAACTATTACGAGCAATAACGAGTTTTATGTCGAAGTTCAGGATAATTTAGTAGGATATAATGATAATGTCTCTATTTATCTAAATCGAGGGTATTCCACTACTGGGCATACCATAGGATACTCATATACTACCAGAGCTAAATCTATAATGGATTCTAATCTACAGCCTATTGCCGACACTTCAAGTTATAGATCTCTTTTCGGCTTCACGCAGTTTTTGGACCCCCAGTTTACCTTCAGAGAAATGTCATTCCCCCATTGTATGATGATATCTTTCCCTCCCCCCTTGCTAAACACGGTTTTCGCGAATTTGGGGTCATCAGAGCAATGGCAAGGGAGATGCTGGACTCTAGGAGATACCCCATTACATGAATTCGATGTTTTATATCGAGTTTCCGATAATAGATATTTTGAAATTCGTGATTATGAACCCAACGTTATCATGTATCAAGGTAATTGGAAATTGATGACCCAGAGCTTCACTGTTACAGAAATATCTCCAACTGATACTATAAGAAGTTTTCCATTAATTTAGAGGTTATATGATAAAAATCGAGATGGATCTAGAAGAATTTGAAAACATTCTAATTGCTGCTGTAGAAAAAGCTACCAAAGAAATGTCTGATAAAATCTCTAATATTGAGAATGTTTTAACTACCAAAACCCGCACCATCAAAGATGGCAAAACCTTCATTAAAACCTCAATATAAATCTAAAATTCTATAGCTTTTTAAACCAAATTTGATATAAAATAATGGTTAAAGGAATAAGCTTTGCAATATTATAGGCTCGCAGAAGACATAAAGAATGATTTTATAGAATTCTTCAGTATTCTATTTGCTGAATACGCTGAGGGGAAAATATCATTTAATAATAGTAAAAGAAAAATAACTTTTTCCCAAGCTCCAAAGTGTCAAGACCTAGACTCATATGATTTCAAAGCTTTCCCTTCAGTCGGGGTTTCAACCAGCTCGGGTAATTTTAAAGAAACGCATTTTAATAAGCATCGTGGGTATGTAACAGATCCAGACACCAATTTACCAGTTGAAGTAACGGGCGGTATATTTAGTATTAATTTAAATTTTAATATTTACGCATTAAATAAGAAAGATAGAAATAATTTAGCAGATTTAGTCGGAAGTTACCTGAGTAAAAGAGATACCAAATTGGCGTTTTTGCAATCACCATTTGGGTATAGGTTGGGGATGCCAACGTTTTCCGGAGATGGCAGTGATTCTGACCCGCAAACTAACGTAAACTATTTTTACACAACTATTAACATGACAATCGATAGTGATTTCGAGGACATTGCGGACGTGGTAGACGCTTTTGGCAATATTGGGTTGACAGTACGTGACATTATTTCTTTGATGGCTTCACAAAGAGGTTCCGGGGAAACCGGGCAATTAGGACTTTAAAAGGGGGATTTTACAGCGATTGAAAAGCATAGGCAGGCATTTCTTATTAGAATTGAAAGATTGTAACTCTAAACTATTAGACAATAAAGAAAAAATAGAAGAAATTTTAGTAATGGCTGCCGAAAAATCAAGAGCCACAGTTTTAAATACTTATTCACATCAGTTCACCCCCTCGGGCGTGACCACTGTGATCGCGTTAAAAGAATCTCATATATCCCTGCACTCTTGGCCGGAAGATAATTATTGCGCAGTTGACATTTATACATGCGGCAAGCTGATGAAGCCTGAAATCGCCGTTAATTTTATTATCAAGAAGCTGAAATGTAAAAATCCCATGGTCTCAGAAGTGAAACGGGGATTTTTCAAGACAAAAAGAAAGAAAAAAATTTAACTTTCTTTAATTAAGAAAGAAATTAAGGAGAACTACCTTGAGCAATAGAATTCCGGGGGCAATTTCTACGGTTATTTCATCGGCTGGTATTATCGGATCAGGAAACGGGGTCCGCAAGCCGGTCATCCTAGGCGTTGGAGACGTTAAAGCCTTAGTCACTGATGAAAGAGTTATCAGAGGAACTACGGCCGGCGGAAAAGATGTTTTATCATCAACCTTATACGGATCAACCGTTGTAAAAGTTGGTAACAGCCCGGGAAGTTCTGATTGGGCATTAACTACAAACTATACCGTTGATACCGCTAATAATGCTATTGATTGGTCCCCAGGAGCGGATATTGGCGGGAGTACCCCAATTACCCAATACGGCGTTGTTCTTTCCTCTGCAGACACAAGCCATTTCATTCCAACCAATACAGGTGCGTGGAGTACGACTACAAATTATTATGTCGGTGCTACTGTAACTGTTACAAATCCTGACAGCTCAAATTATGGATTATCCGAAACTGTTACGGCCTATAATGGGACAACTAGGGAATTTACTTTAGGGGTTGGTTTCACTAATCCCATCCTTGCTAACGCGACCGTTCTTGTTACTCTTCAACCAGATGAGCCGGCTTCGGGACAAGAGTATTATGTTACTTATTATAAAGTACTTAATAATTTTACTCTAACAGAATATACTGCTGAAACAGACATCAGGGCCGCTCACGGAGATATCTCACTAAGCAATTCTACAGATACCACAACTGCCCCAAATAAGTTAACCATCGGAGCATTCCTATCATTAAGAAACGGATCACAGTCGGTTATTGTAGGACAATTGAACAATACTTCATGGGGTGATAAATATAACCCAACTGAAAGTGAATTTAATGCCAGTTTAAATGTGCAATTAGAGGCACTAAAGAACCAGATTGACTTTAAGTTATATGTAATTCCAATGACTAATTTTTCCACGTCAATCAACTATGTCTGGAATCATTGTAAATTAATGTCAGCTCCGGAAAATAAAGGTGAAAGAACCTGTATAGCAGGATTAGCGCGTGGAACTTCAGTAGCTACATTTGTTTCTACCGCAACTGCGTACGCAAGCACAAGATTAATTCTGATGGCACCAAGCGAAGTCAGATTCTCCGATTTAACCGCTGTGCAGTTAGCTGGGGATATTGCAGCTTCGGCATTTTCTGGGCTCAGGGTAAACACACCAAGGGTATCGCAGGCTATGACAGGGCAGGCATTAACTGGAATCACTATTGAAACTATTTATGCGCCTAGTCAGCAAAGAGATCTACTTGGGTCTGGATTAGCGGTTCTTGTATCGAAGGCCGGCGTAGTTAGTATTCTTCATGATAAGTCAACTGATGTATCAACCCCAGATACTGAAGAAAACGCCATCATTGAGTTGGCTGACTATCTTAAAAAGATTACAAGAGAGACTTTATATAATGTGTATAAAGGAGCACCCATCACCAAGTTGCTACCGAGTGCAATGGGTACAACGCTTGCGAAGCTTTTAGAAAAAGAGATAACCAATGTTAACATTGTGGAATACCGCGATATTTCCATTATGCAGGACACAGTTGATCCGAGATTGGTGTTAGTTAACTGTAAAATTAAGCCGATTTACAGCTTAACTTTTATAAATATTACTATGTCTTTCTACGTGTAAGAAAAAAGTTTTTAAAAGAACAAATTTAAGGAGAATATAAATGCCCCCAATCATTCCGGCAACCCAGACTCTTAGCACCTACAGTTACGACGTAATTGCAAATGGCCATACTATAGGAAATTTACAAACATTCGCTCCAAGTTCCACTAAGACCCTGGTCCGTGTCCGCCAACTGGCGTCTCAGTTTGCTGGGGAGACCGCCGAGATCGTGACCGGTGTCACTGACCATCAGATTACTATAAGCGTATTAGAACTTTATAGGCAAAAAACCATTGAGGCATTGGGGTATAGTAATTTTGCATCAATCGAAGATCTGCATGACTCGATTGATATTAAAGAAAGAATTATTCGGCCTGACGGGACCACCATTGAGGTAGATTGGCAAGAATGTGTGATTCAGTCCTTTAATAAAACCGGCATAGCGGCGAATGGTAATGTAGTGACTGACAACTTAACACTTTGGTGTACCAGAGTTAGAATAAACCCACTATAAAATAGTATCTCAGAATGTAAAGGGAAATTATGGAAACAAATCAGGAACGTACAAAAGAAGAACAGCATTTAGACCTCCCTCCAGCTGCAGACGATTTTAATAGTTTGCAATATGATGCCTTCCTACAATCACTTTTTAATCTTGGTGAAATAAGAAATCGAACTATAGAGGTATTCCAAGATTTTAAAGTAACTCTGAGAGTGTTGACTCCTGTCGAAAATATCGAGGTGATGAAAAGAGTGGATGAGGCACCGGGGAACACGTCTAGAAACCTAATTTTTAAATTAGAGGTTTTGTCACGCGCTATAGAAAAAATAAATGGACAATATTTACGATTTTCCGAATCTATGTTGTCTGAATGGCACGAATTTACTAATAAAAAAGAGATTCCCACTGAGGTTGAACAGCAAAGATATATTCTAAAATATAGAACCCAGCAATTTGTGTTGGATGAAATCTTCAAAAGCTATGAAGGTCTTTTGGAAGAACAAAAGAACCAGATGATCGACCTAAAAAAAAATTTAAAAATAACCCCGTCCTAAGAATTGAACTGGCGATTTGCAGTCATTATAAAATTTTACCCACCTCAGACGAGTTTAACAAGCTAAATTGGGCTCAAAAACTTGCATTATACCAAGGCATAGTTGACCATAATAATCATATAAATGATACTATTGGGTCAGTGTTAGAATCATTAAAACCGTGGTTAAATACCGAAGTGTACTTAAAAATCAAAGAACAAAAAGAAAACGAACGAATAAATTCTAAGTGGGGCAATAATGCCTGACAATCCGATAGGTTTTAAAGTTTCAATAGATCCATCATCTAAGAGAACTATGATGTCGGATATCGGTGATATAAAATCAGCGATGTCAGATCTGCTGAAGGATCTTTTAAAATCAGGAGATGAAAGTTTAAAAACTTTTTCTGAGGTGTTAAAAACTGTAAAAGAGACCCGCAAAGAAGGTGGTGATACCGCTGAGGCTATACATAGAATAGTTGAGGAGTTTGGTAAGACCTCAGAAAACATCAAACCTATTTTAGCCTATTTAGAGGAAATGGATAAAAAAGGAATAAAAATTACTGAGGTTATAGGGAATATGAGCAGTCAATTTCGGGAGGTATCCAAAGCTGCTAAAGAATCGTCAGAGATGATGGAATCCATGCTTAAAGCTGGGGGTGGTTTTTCAGGATTAGGATTAGATAAAGTTCTTAAAGAGGCGGGTAGTGGGTTAAAAGATGTGGGGATGGGGGTAGCTGAATTATTTAACCCACTCACTTTAACTAAGGGTATTGGGGATATATTTAGTGGGGTAGAAAAGTTAAGGGCGAGCTCCGAAGCTTTAAGAATGGCGTGGAATGACTTAAATAGGTCAGCAATAGATATAAATGCTACGCTTGGAGAAACTGGAGGAATTTTAAGTCATGATTTATTAGACATAGCGGGTAAATTAGGTGCTGAATTTGTCATGATGCCAGATAAAGTTATGGCTATCGAAAAAGGCTTGGCAAATGTCGGAGTGCATACAAAAGATCTTGAAAAAACCACTAAAGATATATTAACTGAATTTACGGCGTGGACCGAACTTACTCCTGAGAAGCAGGTTGCTTTAATGGGTGATCTAATGAGTAAGTTTGGGATGGGTGCAACTGACGCGAAGAACTCTATGATTGCGATTTTTGCTTCATCTAGGGATGTGGTCGAAAAATTAAAGGACTCTAATGTTAGTATGAAAGTTTTCCAAGACGCGGCCCTTGGTTTAGAACAAAGCGCTCGACAGATTGGATATAATTTTGGTGATGCTACACAGATGTTATCAGCCATGGTTGGGTTGACTAAGGACGTTAAAGGTAATGTTGATATGGCTTCAGCAGCACAAATAACACGCGGTATGATGGGGATTGGTACTACTGATATAGGTATGCAGGCTTATATGATGGGGCAGTTTGGTAAAATAGGTGGTGGTGCATTAGAACAAGCAGGGGCATTTATAGGAACACAAGGCGAAATTAATGAAGGTAGAGGTGGTGATGCAACCAAGAGAAGAATTGGTGCTCAGGTAGATTTTGCTAGTATGATGCTAGGGGCAACAAAGCCTACTTCTGAAGCTGGGATGTTGGGCGGGGTAGAGTTGATAAATCAAAAACTAAATCTTGGATTAGATGTTGTATCTCAGCGTAAATTAGCCCATGAAGCTTTCGGGGAAGGAGAGGGGTTAGAATCTTTAAAAAAGGTGATGGTCGGGGCGGCAGAAAAGGCAGAAAAAGAACGAGAAACTAATGAAAAAGCAGCGCAAGAGTTGGCCAGATCTGGTGCTACTACAGATACTATACTTTCAGAGACTAAAACTATAGAACAAAGAATGGCGGCTGACATTGCAGGAATTTTAGCCAGAACTGGAGATATAGTTACGGCATTATTACACCCAGACCAAGCACGGGCCATGGAAAAAACAAAAGCTGAAGTAAAAGCTCTGCAAGAAATATACGTTCCTGGTGCTGGTGGTAGAGGGGCAGCTGACATTAGGGGTAAATTAATGCACGGTATTTCAGAAATAGACAAAAGCAGTGGGTTGCGTCGAGAAGGAGATAAGGATTTTACCCCTGAAGAAGTAGAAATGGCCAGATGGACTCCTAAAATGGATATTTCCAGATTATCAGGGGAACAAAAGAGGCAGCAAGGGAGAATGCAATTTATTCTTACAGCGGTGCCAGAGGGTCATGCGCAGAATGATGCACCTGGTAGGAGTGGCTAACTAATGTCAGTAACAAACACAAAAGGTGAACAAATAGTATTTTTTGCAGAATCTTCTGGTGATAAAATTGAATTATTAATTAACCCAGAAACAATAACTTTATTGTGGAGAAAAGTCTATAATAGAGTTAGAACCAAAGCTAGACTCGTGACATTTTTCTGGGGGGAAGAACCAGTTAAATTTGTATATAGTGGCCAGACTGGTAATATATACCCTACCGCATCTCAAATTAATGCCGGGCTAAGTTCCCAACAATCTGCTATATCTGATAACGCCGCGCTTTTACAGACTGAGATAGCTAAACTACAAGCCGAGATTATTAGGGGCGGCCCATATACTTATGGGAATGTGACAACCAACCAAACTATTATTTTACAGAAGTCCCGGCAGATCAATAATTATAGTGCTTCTTTATTTACTAATAAAACTATCTCTTCTTATAAATTACAGACACAGTTAAGCAATACAGAAATTATATCCCTGACAGATAAGTTTCAACTTCTTAAAAAACTAGAGTCTATGTACAGGACACATCAAAATCCAGCCGATAAACTAGTTCGTGTTTGGTATAGAGATTATATTTTTGATGGTTATTTCGAGAGTTTTAGTTATACAGATGACGCTAAAACACCATGGAATTGGATTTATAATATTGATTTTACAATTTTAGAGTGGCAGGAAAATCCAATTACGACAATTCTATCAGGCGGTGAGATTATATTTCCTGCATCAGGTCATGTGTTAATCCCCAAGTCTATTGTTGCAAAGTCTAATTTAGATGAGGTAGTACCGTAATGAACGTTTTTGATGGGATGAGCCGGGAAATAGAAAAATCTAGAACACCGCTTTCGGATGATAATTTTAAGCTGCCTTCTTCGGTGATAGTGGTAAATCCGCAGAAGAGCTTGTCGGGCCAGAACGAGTTTGGCCCCATTATTGTTCGGTTTGATTGGACCTTGTTAGCACAAACGGTCGGACCCAGTTATTTTATACGCAATACCCCGCACGCAGAGGTAAAAAAGAAGCTTAGAGAAACTAAAATAACAAGTATGCCAGAATATAACCAGTTTATTAATGAGCTGGTTTATTATTTTCAATCAAATGACCTATTTGACTCAAATGCGTTGCATTTAGACGAGAACTTAAATCGAGAAGTTAATAAAAGTTTATTATCTGTAAGAACTAATTTACAGAATCATATTGGAACTGGGACAGCTACTATTGAATTAGAAAATTTTGATTGCCAATGGATGTTCCAAATTGGGGCTAATAGAGACGGAGGGGTGTTTTCCGACTTAGCCGCTAAGTCACTATTCCTAGAAGGTTTATATTTGACAATAGATGTTAGAGGTAGATTCGATAATAACAAATTTTATAGAATCTTTTCCGGGTCAGTAAAAAATATAAATATTACGGATAACCCAACCGACCGTAGAATATCAATTACCTGTCGGGATTTGTCTAAGTTTTTAACTAATGTAAGATACAATATCCACCCTGCATTTTTTGAAACCGATTTGGCTGCAATACAGGGAAAAGCTACTATTTTTTCTTCCACTTTAGCCGATAAATCCAATGTAGATGTGGCCCGTGGCGTTATACCAACGCTGGATGACAAGAGATATAATAATCCTACTGATAAATTCAGCATTTCGGCCTTTAAAGAGATATGGAATAAACCAAAATTATCGGTTAAGACGCGCAACACTCAGTTGGGCAATACGGATGTAGTGTCCAACAATTATAAACTTTCTTATCCAGACACAATGGCTACTTATGGGACCCCAAAAGCAAATGCTGGTGAGTCGGAAACCTTTGCATTAATTTGGGGGGATGTTACCGCTGATAATGCAAAAGGGACATTTAGTGCAGATAGTAATCAAACACATCAGGTATATGCGCAGATGTTCAGTGTTTCTCAATTGTTCATGAGCGAGTTTAAATACAGATCAGATATTTTAAATGAAGCAGCCACAATGACCTATTTTGCAACCTACCTGGATGCTTCTGGTAATATCCATTTTCATCCACCAAGATACGATCATTTAAGTAGTGACACAAAGGCAGACGGTTACCCCATACTGCCCCTGACATTTTATGATGGGACTAAAGAAAATCCACATGTCTTTATATTAGAGCCAGGGGAGTCAATCTCTGAATCATATTCTTCCGATGAAGATAGTTTTGTGACCGCAATACAGATTTTAGGAGAGAGTAATTTCGGGATTAATACATTGATACGAAACATAGACCCTACATACAATAGACCATATGTTTTATGGATTGATGGTATGAAGAGGTTTGGGTTTAAACTACATCAGATATCTACATCGGCTATACAGGACCCAGAAGCATTAAAAGCATTTGCGTTGGGGGCTTTTCTAAGAAGATATTTAGAGCGAGAAAATATGACTTGCACTATTCCAATGAGGCCAGAGTTAGATGTGGATAGACCGTTTTATTCAGCACAATATAAAAAAATATTTCATATTATTGGTTTACAACACACTTACATGTCTGGGGGGGATCGATCACCAGGTACTTTTACTACCGCAGTTACTTGTAATGCCGGGAGACCTTTGAGCCAAGCTACATTAATTACTACAAATATTTTTAGAACTTTGAAATACGATCAGTTAGTTAAAAAGTTGAACGATAATGGAATTAACATACTTATTAGTATTAATCAAGGAGCGAAGGCTCCGGCCGAATAAATCATGAACCCAATGGGCGATTTTATATACCCCTCGTTTTTAACGGGGTCGATTACACAGGTTCATACCAAGAACCATTCTGTAGACATACAATGCTATCGATTTGCAGAAGATTTGGTATCAGTACCTCTTTTTAGAAACCCATCGGGAAGAGATCTACCACATATTGGTGATATTGCTATAGTTATTTTTGATAATAGGTTACGGCCCGTTGTGATAGGGTTTTACCCCAAATTTATAGAGAATGCAATTGAGACTCACGAAGTATATCCATTACAGGAAGGAGAAATACTTCTTCAATCTAATTTTGGTGGTCGTTTAATGATGTTACAAACCGGCGTGATGAGATTCTCCAATTGGCTAGACCAGGGGTTGGAGATCGACCCAAAAGCAGGAGCTACTTTTTTAAGATCCCCCAGTAAAAAAGACACCTTTCACGGTGTAATAGAAAGATCTGGTTGGATTAGAAGAAAAAATGTAGTTAGTGTTTTTGGAGCAGGTAATGTTTTTGAGTTAGATAGCCTAGAATCTGTTGTACAGAAAATAGGGAGTATCTCCGCTTCTGGGTCCATCGTTACAGACACAGCTGGTGGAATAGAGATGTTTGAGAAAAGGACTGAAATTAAAGTTCCCGGAAGTCAAACAGTCGCTACTCCAAACGGTATAAATCTTTTTGAGGAAACTATAGGAACTGGAGTAATACCGAATAGCCCATCTGGAGTTGCCTATACTGAAACTTTAAGTAGTCAGAGCGGGTTGCCATTAAGAAAGAAAACAATATACAATGATCCCACTGGAACAACCCCTGTATTAACCGAAGAAATTGATTGCCAAGGCAACGTGCATTTATTTATAAGCTCAACGGCGGCTTCAGGAATACAGGTGGATGCTCTGGTCAATACTATTTTAAATTTTATGAACTTGACTGTTACGGCTACTGGGAATATAAATCTAAATGGCACATTAATAAACTTAAATGGAGGTGCTGATAATGTGGTTCTAGCCACTTTACTAAGTACATTTTTTAATTTACACACTCATACGAGTGCGGCACCGTCTGTACCCACATCAACACCAATCATACCTATGACATCAGTTGCTGTAAGTTCAGCGACTGTGAAAGCGACCTAAATGTCAGTAGTGCTTTCGCCGTGTTTTAAAAGTTTCATACTCGCACTCAATGCACCATTACGGGCGCAGTTTAGACAGTTACTGTATCTATGCCAAGGCATGGTAAAGGCGGAAATAACTAAACAATCTGCTATGATTGGAAGAAATGACATTACAGCGGCTTATTATAAATTAGCTGCGGATCAGATAAATAATTTTTTGAGGCCTTTAGAGGAAGCAATGAATGTAATCCCATTCTCAGAATTACGGGGATGTGCTGAAGGATCAATTTTGCAAGGCAACCTATTAATGATTTATTACCAAAAGAAGTCTTTTGCACAAGATTTATCGTACCGAGTTGCACAGAATGGTTTTGCTTCCACTTATGCTACTCAAGTAAGTAATAACTTGCAAAAGTCCCTAGAAAAAATAACGAGTACTATAGAAGCTCTGGATGATCTCTCTTCTCAAATTCTGTCAATAGGAAGTCACGTGAGGGTTTACTCCACTAACCAAACAGGAATAATCAGCGGTATTTCAGGAAATGATATTACTGTCACGTTGGACTTTCCTTTGATCGGATCAATTATACGCCCTCCAGGTGACCTTGGTAGGATAACTTAAAATTAACTATTTAAGTAATATAAAAAGTGTGGTATTATGATTATAAGTCAAGGTAAAAGTAAACTAGATGGTCGATATTCTCTTTTTGACCTCCGGACAGTTGCTACTCTAAATAGTAGATTTGACTTAGATATTTCTCCGATGGGGCAAATACCACGAGTTGTGGGAATTTCCAAGTTATCTCAGCATGTTACTAAATTTATTCTAGTACTTAAGGGGTCATATTCCGATCCTTTGATTGGTACTAATGCAAATAATCCATCTATAGCAGGAAAAAGCGAGTACTCACTTAAATCTGATATCTTGGACAGTTTGACTGAGTATAGTAGATTGCAGGCCAGTAATTCTCAAATAGATACTGATATTTTAGGGTGGGATATTTTTAGAACCAAAACTCCAGATAATGCAGATTCTTGGGTTAAAGTAAATAAATATTTATTGGCTAATAATTTTTATTTTGATAGTGGGTTACATCCCAACGAAACTTATTATTATAGTCTAGTTACTGTTAAAAATATAAATGGCACACCGGTAAGTGGATCCATTGGGTCATATACACCAGTGACCATCCCTACATCTGATACATTGAACGCTGTAATTAGTGATGATTTTATAATTGTTCCAAAATATAAATCCGTGACACTTTATTGGAAAGTTGGTACGGCTTATCAAGCTGAGGAAGTGCTAAGGTCAATAACCAATATCCTAACATTTTATGATCCAGGTGATCCGCGAGCACTTAATATTTATCTCTCACTCACGAATCTTAATTCTCAAACTTTTAATGTGACCGCCACAGGACAATAATTTATGGCCGTTTTATCCACATCACAAATCTTGTCGCTAATTTCTAATTTCGTCAAGGCGAAATATCCACAAGTCGATGTTTCTGTCGGATCTGATATTTATGATCTATTATTCCAGACTAATTCTGTGGCTGTGCGATCTCTTTTTGAAGCGATTCAAACCCTTCAGAATAATCAGGCGATCACAACAACCACGGGAAAGGACTTAGATTTAGCCGCTAAGAAATATAACGTGACCCGCAGACCGGCAACTTACGCAACTGGTCAGGTAACATTTTTTGCTACTGATTTCTCTAACGATATACTTGTTCCGTTAAACACGATAGTCAGCACTAAAGGAAATAATGTAACCCCACCTATTAGATTTTTTACTACACAATCTGTGGGCATGAGTCTTGCCAATAAAGCTACTTATTTCGACTCTACCGCATTAAGATACCAAGTTAAAGCTAATGTTATCTCCGCTGTGTCTGGAATTTCAAGTAATGTTGATTCTCAAATAG